AATTGTGCTTTGGCATATTTATCTACTAATGTTGAATGATACTCTAAAGGTATGTCTGTAGGAACATCAGTAGTAGCCGTTAATGCAGCAGGATATGCTTTATACCATAAATGCATAATTAATGCGTCAGTACTTACCGTAGTAGCCACGTCGCCATCATCAGTATAAGTGGCAGTAGTAGCAGTACCTAATAAGCCTTGAGTAAGTCCCCCAGTTGTGCGGTATATGTTATACTCTGTAGCATTCGCTACGGCTGTCCAGGCTAAGGCATTATAGTTAGTAGCACTTAAGGTAGCGTTGCCTGTAGCAGTAGTTACTTCCGCACAAAGTATTGATGTTCCCGCTGTGGTTGTTGCGGATACTCTATACCCATAAGTAGTAGTCCCTGGTGTTCCTATAGGAGTAACCGTTAGAGTTGTGGGTATTGTAGTAGGTGTGTTATATAATTGAATAGAGTTCCTGGTCAATACCATAAATTTTGTTACGGTACTATCAGTACTATCATCGTCATCATCTTCATCGTTAGGTACAGATACCTCATAAGCATCTGCCAAAGGAGTTAAATCAGTTTCGCAATAGCGAATACGTAAAATTTCCATAAAGTCAGAAGGTAGAGTTACTAACCCTGTAGAAGCATAGGTCACTGTATTACTATACTTAATAATATTAAGGCAGTCCGCAAGACTACGGACTGCCTCATTAATCAGTGAACCATCCATGTTAGGGTATAGTACATCTAAATCCTCTGAATTTACACCATCGTCACACACCCAACGTAGGCGTTGACGGAGTTCTTCAAAGGTCATTTAAGTACCTCCCCTATGCTAAATAAGCATTAGCCGCTAATCTCCTGTACTTAATGTAAAAATTAGTAGCTCCACCAGCAGATGTTACCGCATCATCACCATGGATATATACTTTTTTACCGGATTCAAGTACGAAAGGAATCTGTTTAGTTGCCCCGTCAATGCTGAGAATACCTGTTTTTTGCGCATTGAAGGTAGCCAGCAAAGCGACTCCGTTAGGTGCAGCGGCACCGGTTAAACCATTAACATTATCAGTACTAAATTCATAGTTAGTCGGGCCGACTAGATTATCCGCACCACGCTGCCAAATAATTTCCTCAATCAACACGGCTCCATTAGTAGCAGTAGCCAATAACCCTGCTGCCGCCTGGGAGTTATTAGGTATGGTTGTAGCATCTGCGATAGTAGTTGTTTTGGTCGCAGAATCCAATCGAGTGGCGATACCAATATTTGCTACATCACCTAAAATACCCCCGAGAGTTGCGGTACCGCCTGTATTAGCCAAAGTACCTATCTTTTGTAACCAAGTAGCTACGCTCACATTAGCGACATCACCAAGGATACCGCCCAAAGTAGCTGTACCCCCAGAATTACTTAATGTGCCTACCAACGCTGCGATAGCTCCCACATCATCTTTCTGCACAGTGGCACCAGAACCACCCGAGAACGAACAGCCAGCTCCAAGGTCGAAACCTTGAACTTGCCAAGTACTTCCTGTAATAGTATCAACTACATTCTTAGATAGATCAGTAGTGCTTGTTACAAGGAAAATACCTTTAATTAGCACATTAGTAGAAGGAGCAGTAACGAAGTTGACAACTGCGGTTCCTGCTTTGCCTAGTGCAACTACGTTAATATCTGCACCTGCCACCGCATTCATGGAGAAAGTGGTCAAGTTAGCATTTCCTGCAGTATACCCTCGATGAAGTACATTTGCTTTGAACCTATCACCTGTTACAGTAAAGGCATTTACAACCTCTTTATCAGTGGCGTCTTGAACTTCGATGTCTATCTCACAATCATTGCCCGAAATGGTCATAAACGTAACCACGGAGTCTATGGCAGTAACAAAAATCGCATTAACAAACTTTACACTGGCTGCACTCATGGTCATAGTGGTTCCTGTATGTCCAAAGCTAAAAGTCGGACGGTCTGCACCATTACCTAGCCCAATCACCCTAACGCCAGCTACATCAAAAGTAATTTTTGCACCTGTGGTGGTGTAGGTTTCTGCATGTCCTGGTGCGACCCATACAATATCTCCGTTGTTTGCAGTACATTTACCAATCGCCGCGTCTACCGTAGCTAATGCAGTTGCCCAAGTTAGCCCATCGTAAGAATCGCTTCCTACACCAGAATCCACATAAAACTGGTTACCTGGCTCAAACCCAAAAAACAGCCTCCCTTGAGCATCAATAAGTTCTTTTTCAGCCCCTTTAGCACCAATAGCAAAACCATTAGCGCAGCTGATTTTATCAAAATGTGTGTAACCCATTTAATAAAAACCCCCTTAAAATAAAGTAGCAGGGAACCAAAGTTCCCCACCCTTGCAAGCACTACTTTATACACCTATGTTAGTTAAACGTCAACTAATTAGCCACTTCCGAACCGTATATAAAGCACCAGTGAATAAACCCATAGGAAAATCTCATTACCATCTTGTGTTTGATAACTTCAGTGTCAAAATCTTCCTCTTTCTCAGGAACAGGTTTTCTGCGATCAAACCACAAACAATACTCACGCATTTTAGCGGAGTCACAAAGGAACCAATTATTGGAATCTGTTAACAATGGTAGAGTTACAACGCGATATGCACCCTCACGCACATTAGTGGTGTTATTAGCTGTGTCAGGACGACCAGTAGAAAGCACGATTTCCTTAGCAGTCATTTCTAATGCAGGGGGAACATACAATGTGTCGGGGATAATAAGCAACTTTTGCCCTTTATCATCCGTAAAGTTCATCATAGCAACCCGAGCATCTTCCAGAGAATCCACTGACAAGGCGGCAGTTCCTTTATTACTTTGTGTAGTAGCATTAAATGCAGAATACGGATGGTCAGTAGCACATAGTGCCTTAGTATCTGGCCCCACAGTAGCAACAGCTTCACCATTAACAGTTCCACTAGTAGCAAAAGCGTTGTTTAGCAAAGCATGTGCATGGAGCTGCCTAAACCGATGAACGGCTAGAACAACCCGATTAACACGGTTTTTAGCTTCGGGATATAGGGCATCCTCCCAAAGATCACGATCAAATTTGATACCCGTAGAAAACTTAGCATGTACGAAGGTCTTATCGTACAGAGGATCAATGTCCCCGTAGTGGACTTGTCCATTCCATGCACGCGGTAGATCAGCAGCCCCCATACCCGTAACAGTCTCAGCACGCATATTAGAAGTATTTACCGAAAATAGTTTAGCAGCGTAATCTTCGCCTTTTTCAATAACGGTTTCATACACTTTAAACATATATGGTTCTAAAATAGATGCAAAACGCTCTCTAGTCAGCACTAATAATCACTCCCTTTAATAAACTTTAAAATAAAACACTATTCGAGTTTAGCCGAATGCACGACCAACAATCTTGCAACGTACAGTACCCGTAGTAGAGTTAATAGCTAAAATACCAATCTTACCACCAGACACATCAGCAGCATCTACACCAGTTCCTGCAGAATCAAGATCAGCGGAAAGCAAACCTACGATAAAAGCAGCATCAGCAGTGCCTGAGTACGGTGCTTCCCATACCATGTCAGATGACGGAATAATTACTTTACATAGCTGGTCAGTGCCTGCAGTGACAGCCTGGGTCGAGATAGCCGCAATATCTGTGGCATCACCAGCAGCAGTAAGTCTGCCAGAAGCAAGTTTCAAACATTGCCCATAAGCAATTGCCTCACTATCAGTAACATAGAACTCCTCTAGCACAGGGTCAGGACGACCAATTAATTTAAAAGCCATTTAGTAAAACCCCCTTAATTACTCTTGATTTTTGTACTTTTCCATTTTGCGTCGATACGCAATTAATTCTTTAGGTGTCATATCAAACTGAGCAGCTAATTTACGATCTTCAGGATCAAGCATATCTACAGTAGTTTTACTACCGTTAATCCCTGTGTAATCTGCACCCTCTGTTCTCATTACTTTTCGGGCATTGATATTTCGTGCAGTGGCTACTGTAGCATTTTGAGCAGCATTTTGTGCGTTAGTATCAAACATATGTGCTTTATATGCCTCTACCAACGATATGCCTCCTCTTGCTCTACGAGCAATAACCTCTGAAGGAATGTCTTTATCAGCCATACCTGGAAATTGTCGTACAAATTCTAGGGCTTCTTGTTCTCGCTGGCGACGAGAATCTTCTTCTTTACGCCAGTTATCAATCTCCATAAGTTTTGCTGTATATGGGTCTGGTGGTTGCTGTGTGACAGGTTGTGGTGCAGGTGCAGCAACAGGTTGTGCTATTTGTTGTCCTCCCCATGCAAGAGCTTCCTCTAGTGAAACCCCATAAAGTTTTTGAAACTTATCCACCACCTGATTCTTTGATGCTAATTCTGCATCATACTTAGCCCGTTCTTTAGCTAGACGTTTTTGCACAAGTTTTGATGCACGTTCTTTTGAAATCATTTGTTCCTGACGATCAAACGTCTCACTAGAACCTTCGTCATCATCGTCTAGGTCTAAATCAAAATCGTCCAAATCAAAATCATCCACATCATCGTCAGCACCCGCAAATAGTTGTAAATCCAGGTATTCCATACATCCTCCATACTCACGGCTGTTTCCCCCGCCGTGCGGGTAATTTTTAACTAACTAGCACAGTGTTTAATACCCACTGCGAGGTAAACATAACAATTAAGGGCTGCTATGTACCCATAAAAATACCCCGTAAAACCGAAGTCTTACGAGGTAAAATTACCTTATACAATTACATATAATTAAAAATAACGTTTGTATATTTCTTTACGCCTAGGGCCACTTAAGTCCGCGTATAAACGCGTCGTGTCAAGTTTGGCGTGACCGAGTAACGTTTGAATACCTTCTAACGGTGCCCCATTATTTAGTAAGTGTGTAGCATAACTATGCCTAAGAATATGGGGGTACACATTTCGTTCCACAGCAGCTTGTTTAGCCACTCTTTTTACGATATAACGCATCATTTCTATGGATAATCTATGTGGTTCCCTTTCAGTTACAAAAAGAGCATCATTAGTATCCTTACGGCATGCTAAGTATTTTTTAAGCCAAATCACACACTTAACGTTAAAATAAATTTCTCTTTCTTTATTTCCCTTACCTAATACTATACATGACCTGTTATCCCAGTTTATATCATTTTTATTTATCCTGTACACTTCACCGACACGACACCCAGAAGTATACATAAACTCTATTAATGCATGTTCCAAAGGAGTCTTGCAGCCCTCGCGCAGTGTTTCTGTATCTTCCTCATTAAGGGCTTTCGGAACCCGCGAACCTAATCTAGGCTCCCTTAGTTTTCTTGCTGGATTGGTCTGACAATAACCTTCATCCGCAGCCCAGCGAAAAAATGACCTGATAAATCTTATCCTGGCGCCAAGACTAGAAGGTTTAAGGTGCCCACATTTCTCAATTAAATAGTTTTTAAGAGAAAGCAAAGTAACGTCTTTGATGTCAGAGTCTCCAAAATGCCTAATTAATAGCCTCATTTGGACTTTGTAGTGCTTCAACGTAACAATAGAATAACGTTCCAGTGTTTTATCGACTTCATAAAGTGCCCACGCTTCT